ATACACCTTGCTTGTCAGCATGGTGCAAAAGAAATTTATATGTTGGGGTTTGACTTATCATCATATGATGAACCGTTGAACAACCTATATAAAGGGACAGATAATTATCTGTCAAGCGATGCAAAGGGTTTCAACACAAATAATTGGAGAAACCAAATGCAAACTGTTTTTAGAGAGTTCCCAGATACAGAATTCTGTTGGGTAGATGCAACAAAGCATTCACAGGGGCCCCACGATGCCTTTTTATCCGAAGAAAAGAATCTAAGGTACTTGACAAAAACAGAACTTTGTGATATAGTAAGCATACTATAACATACAATAACATACAATAACATACGATAATATAAGGAGATACACATGTCGTTAAATACGTTAAAAAAGTCTAATTCGTTAGACAAACTGCTCGGTGCCGCCGAGGAAGAAACTAAATCCCAAGATAAGAAGTCTTATACGGATGAGCGTTTATGGAAGCCAGAACTTGATAAAACAGGTAATGGTTATGCCATTATTCGTTTCTTGCCAGCAATAAAGGGAGAAGATTTACCTTGGGCAAAGGTTTGGAATCACGCATTTCAAGGCCCCACTGGTCAGTGGTATATTGAGAATTGTCTCACTACCCTTAGTCAAAATGATCCGGTAGCAGAAATGAATTCTGCATATTGGAACTCTGGTATTGAGTCCGATAAGGAGATTGCTCGGCGTCAGAAGCGCAAGTTGTCTTACTTCGCTAACATTTATGTTGTTAGTGATTCAAAGCATCCAGAAAAGGAAGGTAATGTATACCTATTCCGTTTCGGGAAGAAAATCTTTGATAAGATCATGGAAGCCATGCAGCCGCCTTTTGAAGATGAAAATCCAATTAATCCGTTTGATTTTTGGGAAGGTGCGAATTTTAAGTTGAAGATTCGTAAAGTAGATGGCTATTGGAATTATGATAAGTCCACATTTGATGCGCCATCTGCCGTGTTTGATAATGATGATGAGATTGAAGAGTTGTGGGGTAAGCAGTATCCTCTTACAGAGTTCTCTGCGACTACTAACTTCAAGTCTTATGATGAACTCAAGACTCGCTTAAATGTAGTTCTTAGTGGAACAAGTACGGTTGGTACTGTGGAAGATGAGGATGTCCCTTTTGACTCAACGGTTACTGTTGATACAAAAGAGGAGCCTGCTCCTAGTATTGAAGTAACCACATCTGATGAGGAAGAAGATACCTTGTCCTACTTTGAAAAGCTCGCAGAAGCAGAGTAGTAATAGTTACGGCGGGGCGGCGTTTACGCCCCGCCGCCTCTCATGCTCAATATAATTGGCCGTCTCGCTGCGATTCCACTACCAACAAAGTTAGTAGTTTTGGAATTTGCAGTATTACCACCAGTGTTAATTGATGTCGATCCACCTCCACCGGCATCTGCTGACCTTCTATTAAAAGCTGCTGCGTCAATAGCTGGCGCAACTCCTTCAGATGTTGGAGCGGCAGCAATTTCTGCATTCAAGGCTTTTCGCAACATTCTAATATTTTTTGCAGCCTCTTCATAATTAATATCTAGACTTGCAAGACCTTTAATTTTAGTACCAGAAGCAATCCAACCTTCACCCACTATGCCACCCATAACTGCCGTTTCAATGGCAGGAACAGATTTTAACAAGTCTTTGGCAAAATCTTTAATACCTAAATCACCACCTTTAAATTTTAAGTTGCCAACTTTATCTAGATTCTCTGCTATTGTACCAATAGCAATTGCGCCTTGTTTCAGTTCATCTGCATTTTTAGCTATTGTTTCCATTTGCTGAATTGGACTGTCGGCCCCAGTTAAGAAGCTCATAACTCCTTTTGCCGCGCCAGCAAGAGCGGTTAAAAATGTACCGCCGGCAAACTTTGAAAGTCCGGCTGCTATATTGGCCATTATTGTTTGAAAAGTGATTGATTTTTGTAGTTGGTCAGGTTCATCAAGAATACTCAATAGAGTTTTAACTTGATTTTTTATTCTGTCAGCAAAACTTCCTTCTTTTCCAACGCCTGAAAATCTTGTTATTGCTTCTGCAAAACCAGCTGCTCCTTTACCAAAAGAAAATGCAACAAGTCCAGCAGCAATACCACCCATAACGAGGGCGAAGGTCTTCGTATCTTTGCCAATATTAGGAATTGATGATATTGACACAAGAGTCTTTACATTATCATAAATTGTTTGAGCCCAATTTCCTGTCTCTGTGAATTTGGTAAGTGATTGAGCCATACCTGTAGCACCTTCACCAAGAGCAAACGCAATAAGTCCAAGAGCAATAGCACCCATAGTGAATATAAACTTGGTTTTACCAAATGAATCATAACCCGGAATATCTTGTATACCAACAAGAGTCTTTACATTAGAAACAACCGTTTTAGCCCAATCTCCAGTATCTGAAAATTGAGTAAGTGCTGTAGTCGCACTAGCTGCTGCTTCACCAACAGAAAATGCTACTAGACCAAGACCAATACCGCCCATAGTTAATAGAAACTTACCCTTATCAAATGAATCATAGCCTGGAATATCTTGTATACCTATAAGAGTCTTTACATTAGAAACAACCGTTTTAGCCCAATCTCCAGTATCTGAAAATTTAGTAAGTGATTCAGCCATACTAGTTCCGGCTTTACCAATAGCAAATATAAAAAGTCCAGCACCAATACCGCCCATAGTTAATAGAAACTTGGCTTTCTCAAATGAATCATAGCCCGGAATATCTTGTATACCAATAAGAGTCTCTACATTAGAAACAACCGTTTTAGCCCAATCTCCAGTATCTGAAAATTTAGTAAGTGATTGAACCATACTAGTTGCACCTTCACCAATAGCAAAGAAAACAAGTCCAGTAGCAATACCAAGCATTACTGCGCCGAATTCTAGTGTCTTAAATTTATCATAACCTTTAACATCTTGTATACCAATAAGAGTCGTTACATTTTTGACTACAGTTTCAGCCCACTTAGTACCTTTAGTAAAGTACTGAACCCCTGCACTAGCCGCAGCACCGGCAGCAAATACCATCAACCCTGCCGCAATTGCGGTGAAGGTGACGAGCATAATTCCACCTTTCACAAATGCATCCCCGATACCTTCAAATAATTCGGTAATTTTTAGCAGTTCTTTTACATTTGCAACAACAGCTTTACCATCAAATTCAGCAATTTGTTTAAGAAGATATCCACCACCAGCAAATAATGCACCCATGCCACCCATTGCAACACCAGCACCAATACCCATTCCACTTAATGCACTACCAATTCCAGCTAACAATCCGCCCTTTTGTTTATCTTTTGCACTACCACCACCTCCACGAGCCCCAGTTATACTATTTGCAATTTCTTGCAAAAGATTAATAGCTTTCTCTTCTCGTTGTACCTTTTCTCTCTCTCCTTCAGCTCCCGCAGCGCCTCCTCCCTCTCCATCTATTACTTTTCCTGCTTTATCAACCATTTGAACAGCAAGAACAGCCTTCGCTTTACTCTCTGCTGGTTTCTTAACAGTGCTTCCTAATTTTTTAACAACATCTTCAAAAGATTCAGCCATTATTACTTTCCTTTAGGTATGGATGCGCCAGGCTTGCCGACATACAATCCGAAGAATGCTGCGCCAGCTCCGACTATGGTTGATACAAATGCTGCTTGTGCATTAGTGGGATTAGATAATGCCATAAACCAAACTGTTGTGGAATAAAAAGCATAGATATATGCTAGCATAATCAAACGAGGAATTGCTCTAAACTTATCTAAAACTCCTGCTGTCTTATTATACCAAGTGGGTTCATCTTCCCCCCTGCTAGCAACGAGATCAGTTTTTAATAATTCATATTCTTTGGATGTCTCTATTATTTTGACAATATCATCAGCCATTAAGAATTTCCTTTTCTTTTTTCTTGTTCTATTTGCTCTCTCTCATCTTGCAAATACTTCATTAACAATCCGATATAAATTTCCCTTTCCCAAGGCACCATATTTTCTAATTCTTTCAGACTATAATTATGATGTTGCATCATTGCAAAATTGGTTTTAAAATAGTTCTCTAACGAATCATGAGAAAGGGCTATCCGAAAAAACTTTGCATACCCTCTATTGTAACTTCTCCTGTTTTCTTTGTCTTTGGATTCTTAACCTTAATTACATGCTGCACCTTCGGCATAGTTTCAAAAAACTTACTCAACTCTTCAAAATTTTGAGTTGACATATTTCCTATAAACTCATCCAATTCCTTTGAAGAAATATCAACACTAGTATATGTTTCTTCACCACTATGAATCTCTAGAATGCAACTATTAATCATATCAAAAATAGAAAGAACTTCTCCTTTTTCACTAAATCCGGCCATGTCAGACAGAGTAGGATATTTCATAATAATCTTGATGTCTTTTGTGAGATTAACTTCATTACTATGATCGTCATTCATTAAAACGCCAACATCTTCTAAATCTATATCAACATCAACTCTTGTTTCCTCATCATCTGGGCAAAGAACATTAATTGTTATTTTCTCTCCTACAGATTTTCCTCTTAATTTTAGAAAGATGTATTCTACATCAAAGAGGGGCAGTTCATATGGATTCAATTTCTCAAATGTACATGAGGAAATAATATTAGAAAATGCTCTTTCTATTTGTTTATCGTCTTTTGATTCTTGTGCAAGCATTAGAATTTTCTGTTCCTTCACAAGAAAAGGTCTGTATTTTATTGTTTCTCCTGTAGATGGTAACTCCAATTCATAGGTCGCGGTATTAAGTTGTGGTAATGCCATAATTTTTCATCCTTTAAGGTAAATTCCTCAACACTGAGGGTATAGCTCTAGTTATATTTCGCTCTATAACATCTGTTATTGTTTGGCCTATTCTATCGTTTAGGCTTGGGGTTTCTTGGGTAATATCAAGAGTTGACCAATATCTGAAATTCATATCAACAGACAATTTAATAATCTCATTATTTCCAGCGTATGATAACTCCGTTGGAGCGATTGACTTGGGAAAGGCCTCCCAAAGTTTCAGACCATACTTCCTTTGATCCTGCTTATCCAAAAGATATATGAAAACACTGCCTACATAATCATTGTAATATCCTACATTCCATGTCTTGGGATTGAAGGCAGTATATTGCCATTTCTCAAAAAACACTCTTTCTCTTAAATCAGAACTTGCTTGAAATACCATTTTAACAGAATCATCATAGTTTACATTATTGACAATTTCTCTCAATGGGCCATGAACATTTGTATCACCCGTTGAAGATAGATTGCGTCCCGGCAAAGTAATAGATTCACACCGTAAGGAGATTTCTCTTTTATCCTTAGAAGATATTTCAGAAACGTCACCTCTAGATAAATTGTCACCACCCTTTGCTGGTTCAGCTGGAGGAAAGATCAATACCTCATATCTATTTGGTTGAGCATAGCCGTCTTTGGAATGAAATGAAGAAATAATATCATTCATGACGCCGAATGCAGCGCCCTCTAGAAATTGTGGTACAATACTCATTAGATCATTCCCCTTGAGTCGCTCCATACAGTATTGGCAGACTCCTTCTTAAATCTCTGTACAGGTAGAAGAACAGCAATGGTGAATTCATCAGCATCTATTCTACGGAACTGCGATTTCATCTGCCCAGCCAGATATCTATGTAGAGTTGGTTTAATTAGTTTAAGACTCTTTAATTTGCTATAATCAACAACCAATCTGGTAGACTCATCAAACTTTGTGTTGTTGGAGAAATCCACCAGACGATCCAGAAGCTTTATTCTAAGCGGTATTGGTAGATAATGCATATTGATGCCAAGGAACCCATCAGGATATGTTTCCAACGGAAGCACCAAAGGAAATGTATCGTAGTAAGGTAGTTTCTTCTTATGCTTTGGATCATATACGAACATGTTTAGCTTACCATAAAAGGGTTTGCTGTCCCTCTTACCATCTCGTATTAAATCCAAAGTTGTTGGCTTACCAAACTCTTTGATTTTGTCTTTATACCATTGAGTAGACCGAGGTCTATTCTTTGCTTCGTCTTTAACCGATTGTATGAATTTACTTACAGCCATGTGATTATTTATATGAAATACTCAGATGATCTTATGTTA